CAATGTTTGAATATCCAGATTTCGATGCAGTAAATTCTACATAACCTGTATCAGCAGACATTGCAGTAACAGTTGCAGTAGCACTTGATGTAGCTTCCGTTACAGTTACGTTGCTTCTTGTTTGTACAATTGTCCAACCAGTCGCAACACTTGCACCTTCATAGATTGTTAGAGTTGATGATGCACCTGTAAAGTTACCGCTTCCACCTGTACTATCAGTTGGTACGCTATGAGAATCGTTACTTAAAACACCCATAATAGCGTTAGTACCATTCGCACCGTTTGTACCGTTAGTCACTTTAACAATCTCGTATTCTGCTTTTGCTGTTACTGTAAATTGCGTATCAGTATCTAAGTATTGCATCTCACAGATATATGTCATAGAGTTGTTGGAAGCCAACACGTTATTCTTAATTGTAAGAGTAACAGGTTTTCCAGTCCCTAAAGTATAATCCGCTGTGCTTGCTGTAATCTCTGTCAATGCACCAGTTGAATTTGTTTGCACATACCACTTAGTAGATGTCGCTTGGCTTGCAACATCTGTTGGTGTACCTGCTACGAATAGCTGTGGTGTTAACACGTTATTCGCTGTTGAATAGTTTGGAACGTATGCAGTACCTCCACTACCATTCGGATTATAAATTACTTGTCTTTGTTGCGTAGACCCAATAAACATGATTAGCTGTTTGCTATCATTTAAGTCCACAAGGGTTAACTGCCCACTTGCTACTATTGCCATTTTCTACCATTCCTTTTTCTCATTAATGTTATTTATCAATATCGCATTTGAAGATTGCTTTCTGATATACATCATTAGCTGTGATATGGATTTTATTTCCAACACCAACATTTGCATTCGTCCATGCGCTATCTAGCACTCCATTTTTATCATACTTTTTCCAAATGAAACCTGCTTTTGGGATAGTATCCGTAATCTCTGTTTGACCACGCCATACTCTAGCTGTGATATCAGTGTCGATATCTCCATTTCTAAACGTAAAACCTTTTGTCGAATGGAACTCAATCTTGTAAACGACATCGTTCTTTACTTCGTCAATCTCTTCTTTAACACTATCTGCGGTAGATTTAGCTTGGTCGGCAATTTGTTTAGCTCTAATTGATAGTTGTTTTTCAACTTCTGTTTCAGCATTATCATAGTTTTTAAATCTTGCATCAAAGACAGCTCTGTCGATTCTTGTTGTAAATGCCATATTATTAGGGTCTAATAAAGGCTTATCTCCATGCAGTTCTGTGAATAAATAATCGTATAATTCTGTATATCTTGTATGATATTCTGTTACGAACGCAAGGTCTGTTCCATTGTTTTCATAGTAATTATTTATTTTAAATGTATTAGCATTGTACGAGTTAAGAATCTTATCCCATTCAAGCTTCAACATCTTCTTCTCATAAGCTGTAATCATATTGTCAGCTTTGAAATCATCTACGAAATTAGATGAATCTGTGAATCTGTCAATCAAGTTGCCACCGCTATTAGATTCTAGAACGAATGCACTTGCATCAATTCTCACACCGTTCTTATCAAATGTGAACGTTCCTGCACTATTAGTAAGAATCAAGTTCTCACCTGCGATGATTTGACCAATTAGTCGTTCTGCAACGATACCGTCTGGTTTGATTGCTGTCTTCCAAGTCTGTCCTTTATCCTGTGACAGAGCGATTACCCCAGACTGGATAATAACTACTTCATTGGGATTATCTGGACTTGTAACAATCATCCCACGATTACCGATTTCGATAGAGTTATTCACCCCTGCGATAATCTTGTTCTTTGTTGCATCCCATTCACTTGTGACGATATTACTAACAGTGTCCTCAATCTTATTTACTTTATCCCATTTGTACTTATTGGCTTCCACTAGAGATGAAGCGCTAGAGTTGCTATATAGCAATTGAACTAGCTTCTCTGTATCACTTAGTAAATCTTTTGTATTGGCAACTGTAATACTAGCTTCGTTGTTTTCTAAGTCGTATTTAATCTCAATAATCTTGGCTGTATACTCAATGTTCATTTGAGGATATTTAACCTTGATTAAATCTCCCAGAACGAGTTTATCCCAATAATATTGTTCTTCAATAATGTTTAATAGATTGTCAATCGTTACATCTAGCACGACTTTTGGTTGTCGAATTTCTTCAAATTTCTTCCAACCATCTTGATATAATTCTTTTGCATCTATGTATTTATCATCTGCCCATTTACTTTCGATAATGAATAGATTTAACTCATCTAATAGTTGAGGTGTAAATCCACTACCTGTAGCAATTTCTGCTTGCAATGCATCAATTTGTGTGTCATAATTTTTAATAGCATTAACAATAATATCATTCTTCTGTCTCTGTGCAGTGATTTGAGCGTTCTTATCGTTCCACTCTGTTTGACGTTGAGCTATTAACGCTTGATTCTCTGTAGCCTTTGCAGTATCTAGCAGACCCTCAATAGTTGTTAGCTCTCCTTTTAATTGAGTGAGTTTCGTTTCTTCTGTTATCAATTCAGTTTCTTTAGCTGTCTTATCAGCCATATAACTCTTGATTGCAGGCGCTTTCAATTCTACTAACGCTTGTTGATTCAAGATTGCATGGCATAATCCGTCAGACATAAAGAACGAACTCTTGATAACATTTTTGTTCACATCACGCTCGAACGGATACATAAAGAATGAGAAGTCTTCAATATATGCTTGACCTGTTGGATTAACAGAGTGAATACCCAGACCTTCATTACCAGAGATATATAATCTAGTAACCATCTCATCTGTTGTTCTCGTTCTTTTGATTGAACGTAAGAAGCGACCATAGTTTACGGTCATACCTCTGAATTGACCATTCTTAGACATATCCTTGAATGATACTTTTCTATTCTCTGTATCCCACACAATCAGAGCACCATAAGTCTCTCCTGCCTGTGTAATACAGTCTAATACGTTTGAGTCTTCCCCAGAATCGAATGAGCGAAACATCGCATCAAACATTGGGTCAACTGTCCCTATTTTCCAAATTGTGGAACGCAATAGATTCGTTAATAAATTCGTAGCGTTAATAGAATCCTCTGTGTATCCACTAATCCTTTTTCCCTTTAACTCATAACCTAAAGAAAAAGCAGTGACGTTGAAGATATCTGAATCATCTCCATCTTCTTCAATACCGTCAACTACATACCATTCCTTGTATGCTCCCATAGTAACTCTGATTAACATCTTTTCTTTAATCAATTCTACATGAGGATTGCTTTCATCGTCTTCAATGAAATGAGGAATAGAGAAGCTTAGTTCGTTGATGTTGCCTAACTTGATAGACATCTCTCCACGAAATTTCTCATGGATATGTGAGATTATCGTCTTATTAGGTTTAGCCAAATGAAACTTGGCTTCTTGCAACCGTTTATTATAATCAATATCAATAAACAAGCTCTATACCCC